CCGCAGTTCTACTTCGTGACCGTCAACTCGTCCGGACAGATCAACTTCACGGGCGCTGGAGCCGTCGCCGATGGCGTGGTCCAGGACAAGCCCAACGCGCAGGGAGTCGAGGGCGAGGTCGCGATCCTTGGCATCACCAAGCTGGTGACCGGCGCTGCGGTCAACAACGGCGACCCGCTCATGGCCAACGCCAGCGGCCAGGCGATCACTGCAACCAGCGGAAACTTCGTGCGGGCGCGCGCGCTGGCTGCATCGGGCGGCGCTGGCGTGATTATCCCCGCGCTGCTTCTCGGCCCGTACAAGATGTAGCCGTTCATCACATAGGAGAAATCACAAATGCCTCAGCCAACACTACAAGATGTCCACGTCAATCGCCCGCTGACGAATGTCTCAGTGGCCTACCTTCAGGAGGCCGCCGGAGTCGAATTCGTCGCCGACAAGGCCTTCCCCGCCGTCCCGGTCGAGAACAAAAGCGATCTCTACTACACGTACGCGCGGGCCGACTTCAACCGCGACGAGATGCAGAAGCGCGCACTTGCCACCGAATCCGCCGGCACGGGCTACAACGTGAATTCCACCGGCACGTACAACTGCGACGTGTGGTCGCTGCACAAGGATGTGGATGACCAGATCCGCTCCAACAGCGACTCGCCGCTCGCACCCGACCGCGACGCCACCATTTTCCTGACGCAGAAGGCGCTGATCCGCCGCGAAAACCAGTGGGTCACGAAGTTCTTCGGCACTGGGATTTGGACCAACAACGTCAGCGGCCAGGCGACCGCGGACTCTACGCACGTCATCTATTGGGACTCCGGGAACTATCCGAACGGCAACCCGATCACGGACATTCGCCACGCGAAAACCCAGATGCGGCTGTCGAGCGGCGGCTTCGCGCCCAACATCTTCGTGATCAGCCGCCCGGTGTTCGACAAGCTCGTAGATCACCCCGACTTCATCGACCGCACCAAGTACGGCCAGACCGCGCCGAACCCGGCAGTGGCCACCCGCCAAATCATGGCCGAGATTCTCGAACTGGAGGATGTCCTGGTCATCGACGCCGTCTACAACACGGCGGCGGAAGGCGCGACCGAGTCCAACGCATTCATCGGCGGCATGAGCGCGGCGCTGTTTTACCGCCCGAAGAATGCCGGCCTGATGACTCCCAGCGCGGGGTATGTGTTCAACTGGACGGGCCTGATCGGAACGACCGGTGGCGCCGGTGTCCGCATCAAGACGTTCCGCATGGAGCACCTGGCTTCGGATCGCGTCGAGATCGACTCGGCATTCGATATGCGCCTGGTCTCCCCGGACCTCGGCTTCTTCTTCAACAACGTGATCTCGGCGGTGTAGCCATGATGCTTCGTCGTGAATCATGGGCGCGGCTGACCAGGGGTCTGGTTCCGCCGCTTTACGTCCTGCGCCCGTTGCAGGGCTTTACGCCGTCTGACATCGGCGACGAGTACCCGGCTCCGGACGCCGCAAACAAGGTCCAATTGACGCGCACGCGGCAGCTCTATGAGCAGCGCCGGATTGGGACGCAGGTAGAGGTGGAGCGGGCGCTTTCCAGACTTCCAAAGCAGGAACCGGCCAAGCCGGGAAAGGAGAAGAGACATGGCAGTCAAAGTGGAAAAAACGCCCGTTAACGCCCCGGAGTTTCAGAGCGCGGGTCCGCAGCCGAACTTCAAGGGCACTTACCCATCGAAGCAGAAGCAGTTCGTGTCGGCGGTGCAGACAGGCACTGGCGCGTCGCAGAACATCGCACATGGCTTGGGCGCGGCTCCTGCGGGCGTACTGATTTCCTGTACAGACAACAGCGGCAGTTCGAACGCGTTCACGGTGACCGAAGGAACGCACGACGCGACCAACGTGAAGGCGACGGTGACGACGGGTGCCAAGTTCAAGGTCCTGGCCTGGCTCTGATTCCAATGAAAGCAAACTCGTTCGGCAACATCCCGGTCCCGACGCCCGGTTCGCCCGTCCCCGTCACCACCGACACAAATCTGCGCGTGGAGCGGCTGCGCTTCGCCGCGGTGATCGGCCAGACCGGGCGCGTGTTCCTCGGTGTGTCCGGAATGAACAAGGCGAACGGCACGGGAGTGATCAAGGAGTTCTGGCCCACCGGTTCCGGTGGTGGCGTCGCGGATGCGTTCGACATCTGGGCGGAAGACTCCCGCCATCTGCTGGTGCCATCGGACTACTACGTCGATGCCAACAACGCCGACGAAGGCTTGATCGTCGCCTATTGGACTTGAGATGCCGAACTGGCCCAGCATTGAAGCGTTCGTGGACGGCGTCATCGCGCAGACGTTCGGCGAGCCGGTGGTGTACCAACCAGTGCAGGCAGGCGCGGCGCACGGGAGCGCGTTCACGGTGACGGCGGTGCGTCATCTCCGGCCGCGCGACGAGTCCGGCGCGATGGCGAGTTTCGAAGAGATTTCGGTCAATGCATCCGACTTTGCGAATCCGCCGGCAAAAGGCGACTGGGTAACAGCCTGGGGCACGCAGTACGTGGTGACGACGGTGCGCCAGCCCGACGCCTACGGCATGCTCAACCTGGCACTTCTTCAGCGCTCGTGATCAATCCGAAAACAATACTTGGCGAGTGGGTGACCGCGCTCCAGTCCTGCCCGGACTTGGTGACTGCAATCGGCGGCGACGGCAATAACATCCGCGCGTTCATGGAAGGGCTTGCTACCGACAATAATCTGCGGCTGGCCATCCTCCAGATGCCGCCGGGCTCCATCCTGGTCGCGTGGAACGGCACGACGCCGCGGCGTCTCACTGGCGGGGCGCTGCACTTCGCACACCGCTTCTCGATCTACTTGCGTGCGCCGGAGCAGAATTCCACTGCCACGTATGCCGATCTGTTCTGGTTGCTTGTGAGCGCAATACCAACGGGTGCTCCATCGTGGGCGTCGCTCCTCCATTTCCAGATCGACCCCGATTGCTTCCCGATGGACATGGATCTTCCGTCTGCGCAGCGAAACACCGTAGTGGTCAGCGCGGACGGGGCAACGCTCGACTATTTCGAAGTTCAAGCAACGCTCGTGGAGCAAGGCAATCCCGGAGGGGAATGAGGAAAACGTTATGGATTGGGTCTTTATGCAATCGCCCGAGGGCGAAGTGAAGGAAGTCGAGGCGACTGCCGCAGCGCTCACGCCGCTCATGGTCGCCGGTTGGCACCAGGTTCCAGCACCGACGGCCACAGGCCCAAAACCGGCAACTCCGGTTGAGGAGAAGAAATAGCATGGCTAATATCAACGAACTGATGGAAGGTTGGGGATTCGGCAAACAGACCGCCATCGGAACGGCGAATCTGGTCGCCGCCATCTGGCGTCATACCAATCTGAACACCAAGCCGTGGGCGAAGGTCCCGGTGAACGAGGACGACCGGGCTGAAATCGGCAAAGGACACGAATTCCCGACGCAGCTCTTCAAGTCGCACTACAACATGCCCGCGTTCGAGATCTCGAAGTACGCTTCCTCGGAGTTTCTCGCGTGGGCGATGTCTTTCGGTCTGGGCAACGTCACGGTGAGCGGTAGCGGCCCGTACACGTACACCATCGTTCCGGCACTGGGAGCCACGAACCCGACCGGCCTCGAACTGCCGTACTTCTCGTTCGTGCAGCAGATCCGCCCCGGTGGCTCGGCGGTGCTGGACGAGATGCTGGTGGGCTGCGCCGTCAAATCGTGGAAGCTCACCATCAAGAACTCGCCCGGCCGCGCGAGCGCAATGTGCTCGGCGGAATGCGTGACCACCGGGCAGTACACCTCGCCCAGCGGCATCACGCTGCCGGCCATCTCGACGCCGCACGAATTCAATGCCGGGATGATCAGCGCTCTGACGTTTAACGGCATCAACTACCTCTCCGGCGGCAGCGCCAAGCAGTTCGTTTCCATGGATGCCTCCTGGGAGAACAACTTCCGCCCCGGCTTCTTTCCCGGCTCGGGCGCTCAGGATGGGTACCAGATCCAGGGCCGCTTCGAGTGGGGCGACCGCGTCTTCGCCGTGCAGTTTGTGGTGCGCGTCCAGGCCGGATCGACCGAGTATTCGAACTTGATCAACCAGACAACGGGGACCGCCACGTTCACGACAACCCGCGATGCCAACAATTCCTTCACGATGCTCATACAGAAGATGGGCTTCAACGTCGCCGAACTCGGAAACACGGATGGCATCGTGACGCTCCAGATCACCGGCGTGCAACTCTACGACCCCACCAACGGGATGGTGACGATGACTGTCACCACGCCGCAAACCGGTATCTGCCAATAGGAGGTTTTGAATGGAAACCGAAAAGAAAACCGGCTTCGATGCGTCGAAGCCGTTTGTGGTGCCGATCCTGTCGGGCGGCGAGAAGAGCTGCGAGGTGCGATTCCCTTCGGACGAGGAGTGGTGCGCGTGGGCGCGCGCACAACGCACTGTGCGGCATTTTCTCGGGCGCGGGAAGTCCCAGAGCGAGGATGTGGATCTGCCGAAGATCAACGCCGAACTGTTCGCCAAGATCCGCACGGACAAAGATGGTCCGGAGTTCGATGACGCCGAGGCCGGCATGGTGATCGGCCGGATCGAGCGATGCGCCGTGGCCAGCGTGGAACGCGAAGGCATCAACTACCGGATCGAGATGAAGGTCCCCGGCGCGCGCGTGGTTCACGTACTGCGAATGCCGACCGCCAAGGAGATGCAGGACCACGAGCGGGCTTCCACCAGCGTCGTGGCAGCGCGGCGGTCAGTGGAGACCAGGGCGTTCCTGGAGCCGAGCGGCGTGCTCTACGACAAGCTCCACATCTCGCACGACGGTTATGACGGCGCTGTGCCCATCGTGCACAAGTCGGCCGCCGTGTCCGAAGTGATCGCGCAACTGGCCATCGAGGCAGATGAAGACCCGGAATAGCCGCGCCCGGCGACTGGCCGGAAGATCCGGGCGTTCGATTCCTGATCCGGTCGGTACTGCACCAGGACGGGTTGTGCGGCGCTGAGGAAGATTGTCCAGACCGCGTCTTCCGCTGCCGCCGGTGCGGATACTCGGCGCAGACGGAAATGGACGGCTGCCCAGCCTGTGGCACGGATTGGAAGGCCATCGATGTCAGCCATGGGCCGGGCTGTCCCAAGAACCTGCTCGAAGAGGCGATGGACACCCCGAACGGTACTCTGGTGCGGCGGTGTTTCCGAATCCTCAACGCAAAGAGCATCGGGCTGACGATCACGCTGGCTGATATCACCGAGGAGGAATTCCGGGTGCTGGAACTGATCGAGGCCGAGCGCCAGGAGCAGATCAGCAGCGGAGGGAAATCTGCCCGCAACTCTCGGTAGCGCTATTTCGCAGGCACGAGGAACCGTATTCAGCGCCGCGCGCCCCTCACTCTTTGAGGAAGACATCGTATGCGCGGAAAAGCTCTGGGGCGGCGACCGCGAGTTGAGCAAAATACGCCTGAATGGCCTTTTCAGCATCGCGCAGTTCGTCTTTTGATACACGTGGGGGATCTTTCCCCACATACGGGTGCATAACCTCATCACGCAAATCCTTATAACGCAGGAGGTCTTCGCCGCGCCTGTCTCCGAGACTGACCGTGATCTCTTTGCCCAACACTCTGCGTGCTAACACGCGTGGGATTCCAACTACACGCTGCTTGAAGTGCTGATGGCCTTCCGTTGCCGTGATCTCCCCATCGGTGTCCACACCCAGAGCCATTTCAGTGAAGAACAGGACCTCCGGCTGCTCAAAGTGGAACTTACCGTTGTGGAGGTACGCCTGCGCGATTACCGAAAGTTGTGCGTCCAGCATTGCGTACAGCAAGACGAGCGCCGCTCTAGTGAGCATGCTGCCATCTGAGTCCCCTTCGCACTGGCTGGTGAGTGCGAACTCCGTCAGCATCTGCGCTTCGAGCCATTCGCGGCTAATGATCTCAGTGATGCTAATCTCTGCCATGTTAGAAAAACCACGTCGGGGATTCTTTCGAGCTTTCGTGCGATGTGCGATATCGACATCATCCTTGTCTCCGCCGGGAGGGATAGTGTAGAGCATTGGGAAATAGAACGCCAGGTATGGATGCAGTTGTGAGCTGATTGAGTCGAGGTAAAGTTCGACAGCGTCGATGGCTTGCGCTGCTTCGTACCACCCTACGATCTGGGCATATCTATCCCATCGTGGATGGACGATGGCATCACGATATGCAATCGTCTCGCGGAGCTTTCTAGTGGCCGAAGCGCTCGGGGGAAATTCGTAGTCCCGGCCCATAGCACGACCAAGGAGTGATGGAACGGTTTTGAGTTTCTCCTCAAGACGCTGCTTCAGGGGTCGAGTTCGTATGTCGCCCTTATCGTTAAGGTACTCTTCGCTGCCACGCAGATAGTCCAATTGGGTCTGCACGTAGAGCCCCGGTCTTTTGGCAGAGATCGCGAGGCACAGGTCGCTGAGGTACGCGAGATTTGCCTCCAACGCTGCGGCCGCAAGGATCACGACGGCCTTTGCGTATACGCGATCAAAGCTATGGTCCTCTTTGACCGCAGGTAGCATGTTGCGAGCGTCGCGCAGATGGATTCCAACGAGATTCACGTTGCCTTTGAAATGCTCAAAGATGATCTCGATCAGGTCGTTGTCAAGATTCAGTAACCGCGGATCAGGCGGTAGAGAAGGCAACCACTCATCACGGCTCATGACCGCTGCTCCAAATGCACGGTGATTAATGGGACCGATTACCCAATTCGATTGTAGAAGATAACGAGCATTTCTGCGAAGAAAACAGCCATGCGCAGATTCCAAACGGTCGTCAAGAGCGCCCGCTTCGTTTATTCGCCGTACACCGCGACTGAGATGCAGGGCTTCGCACAGGTGCTGGCGGATTCGATCCGGGCGCGCATCCAAAGCGGGCAAAACATCTACGATCAGGCGTCCGCGCCGCTGAAGCCCGGACTGGCGGGCCGACGCGGTTATCCCGACTACAAGGCGGCGCGCGGTCTGAATCCCGTCCGTGACTGGACCTGGAGCGGGCACACCCTACGGTGCCTCAAGGTGCTGACCGCGAACGAGAATCGCGCGGCGATTGGGTTTCTCGATGAAGCTCTTCCTGGCCGGCGAATGACGGCCTCGCAGATCGCCGCGTTCAACAACCGGCGCGAGGCGCAGTGGGGTGTGTCGCCGCGCGACCGCCGGGCGGTTCTCGCCGCGTTCCAGACGCGTCCCTTCGTGATGCTCAAGGCAGCTTGAAATGGCAGACCAGGCAGAGCGCGTAATCCTCGAAGCCGAGGATCAAGTCACCCCGATAGTGGACAAGGCCAACGCCGGCCTCGACAGCTTCGAGAAGAAAGCGGAATCGTCGCACGCCAAGGTCATCAGGATTTCGGATCAGACGCGGTCCAGCGTGCAGCGGCTCATCGCCTCCCTCGAAAAGCAGGCCGAGACCTACGGCAAGAGCGGTGTAGACCGCCTGATCACCCAGCGGGACCAGCTTCTCCAGCGATACAACCGCGAACCGCAGGCAATCGACGCGATCACCCGTTCCTACGAAAAGATGATCGCCGCGGAAGAAAAGGTCGCGCGTGAAGCCCTCGCAGTCAAAGCGGCCAAGGAAGCCGAAGAAGCCCTGCAGAAGCAGTCCGAATCCATCAAAGCCTTCGGCGAGCGTGTCGGCCAATTTATGGAGAATCCGCTCCAGGGAGCGAAGGGTGCAATCTCGTCCGTGCTGACGGCCCTTGGCCCCTTTGGTATCGCGGTCGCCTCCGGCGCGGCCGTTCTCGGCACGATTGCGGTGTCCGCGTTTGAAGCCGCGAAGAGTCTCGGAGAATATGGCACTCGCGTGAAGGACGCGGAGTTGCGCACGGGTTTGACCGCGAAGGAAGTCGGGCAGTTTGGCTTCGCGGCGCGCGCGGTCGGACAGGACATCTCGATTGTCGAGCGACTCATGCGCGGGCTGTCCCAGGCGGCAAACGACAATTCCAACGAAGGCGAAAAAGCGCGGGCCACGATGCGCGCGATGGGCATCGATTTCCACACCGCTACCGGGGAGATGAAGCCTACCTCCGAGATTCTGGTGGAGATCTCCGAGGGTTTGAACAAGCTCCCGGAAGGATTTCAACGGGACGCCGCCGCCATGGACCTATTTAAGAAGGTTGGCGTCGAGGCGATTCCGTTTATGACGGAACTCAACGAGAACCTGCGCGTCGCCCACGAGCAGGGCTTCGGGCCGACCGAGGAGGACATCCGCCGCTTTTCCGAATACCAGCGTGAAGTGACGGTGCTCGAAACCAAGTGGGACGCGCTGGTCCGCAAGTTCAAAGAAGGGCTGGTCGTCACGGTCACGTGGGTCGGGAAGGGCGTCGATTGGTTCCTCAACAACATCTCGACCGCCGGCGACGACGAACGGCAGCGCCGCGAAGAGGAACAGGCGATGCAGGATGCCGCGCAGATCAAGGCGGCGGGCGGTTACGGCGCGAGCGTGTCGATCAGTGGCCATCGCAAGGAAGTGGCCGACCTGGAGCGCCGGGCGCCGGAGATCATGAAGAACCGCGATGCCACCTTGAAGCGAATCGAGGATTTACGGGCAGAGCAGCAGCGGTTGACCGGTGACTTCGGTGTTCTGCAAGCGATAGCCCCCACTCGCGACGAGGAAGCCCGCGAAAAGCAGGCCAGCGATATCCAGGGCCAGATCCAGCAGTTGCAGAAGATGCTGCAGGATGCCGAGGCGGCCACCAAGCGGAAAGACCTGCGTGAAGGCAAGGAAGAGACGGACCGAATTCGCGCCCGCTTCTTCGGTACGCACGACGGCATGGAGAAGGCATACGCTGACGCCAAGAAGGATGTCGAGCGACTCCAGAAACAACTGCTCGAACCGGATAAGCCGTTGACGAAGGCTCAGGCGCTGGATCTGGGTCAACAACTCCACACCGCGGAAGCTACCGAAGCGCGCCGCAAAGCGGCACTGGACGCGGTCGCAAAGGGCGCGGAACAGCTCAAGGACTTCCGCCGCCAGGCGGCCGAGTTCGAGAAGAAGGGCGACGAAGCGGAACTGGACGCGATCGGCAAAATCTACTATCAGCGGGACAAGCTCCTGAAGCAGGCCGCGCAGGTGAAGGCGTCGGAATCGGAAATTGCGGCGATCCGCAGGTCGGCGGACGAACAGGCAGCCGTCCTATCGAAGAAGGCGTGGGAGGAGTTCGAGAAGTACGCCGAGAAGGATGCGGCCGAGCGGCGAAAGAAGATGCTCGCGCTCATGATGCCGAGCAAGGAGCAGATGAAGGAATGGGAGGAAGGCTTCGCCGCGCAGGAACGGATCGAGGACATCGGCGTCCAGGCGCAGCGCGATGAATTGCGGCGTCGGGCCGCGCGATCCGGGCGTATGGCGGAACTGACTACCGGGCAGGAAACGCCGATGGCGATGTCTGAGGCCGAAAAGAGGGAACTGGCGGCTCGTAAGGAAGAGGCAGCGGCGCATCAAGCCTACCAGATCAGACTTGATCTGGCCGTCCAGTTGGCGGACATCGAAGCGGAGCGGATATCGAAAGAAGAAAACGCGGCCAAGCGCTCCGTCCTAGCGGCGCAGGCGCAGAAGGATCTCTTCACTGAAATCGCGCAGGCGCAGGATCAGTTCGAGGAAAAGCAGGCGCAGTTCCAGCAGAAACGCGAGCAGGAGTTGCAATCGCAGATCGATGGGCTACAGAAGCAGGCCGAAAAGCTGATCGACGTTCTGCTCACCAAGCCGGCGAACTTCGGCAAGGATTTGCTCAACACGATCCACTCTGCTGTGCTCAAGCCCATTACGGAGACCCTGGGCGGCGCGGTGGCGAATGTGCTGCATCCGGTCATCTACGGATCGGACGGGCAGGGCGGAATCAACGGGATGTTACGTGGCACGTCAAAGGACCCGGTACGCGTGTCCACCGACCAGAACACCGCGGCGACCATGCAGAACAGCGCGGTGATGGCGGGGTTGACGGCGATCCTTGCCGCCGGGATGGGGATTGCAGCTCCGCACGCATCTGGAGGAATCTCCGGTGTCCCGAGTATCTCGGTTCCATCGATCTCCGTGCCCGCGCCGGTATCCGGGTCCGTCGCAATGAGCATGCCGACCATGTCGGGCTCTGGCGCAGGGACCACGCTCCCCGGACCAATCGTTACCGCCGGCGCGGCTCCAGCCGCAGGTCCAGGCGTTGGCGACCTGATGAATCTTCCGATGAGCGCACACGCCGGTGCCGGCATGAACCCACTCGCTACGATTCTCGGCTCGGGCTCGAAGGGCGGCACATCCGGTCTCTACGGGATGTTCAGCAAGGGCGGCTTTTCGAAGTCGCTTTCCAACCTGAAAGGCACGTTCTGGAACCAGGACGCCTGGAACGCCTCTGATAGCAACTTCTGGGGTGGCGTCCAGGGCGTCGCGAAGTCTCCCGCCGCCGGAGCCGCTGGGATGATGCTCGCGACCAGCGGACTGTTCGGATCACAGCGCGGGACCTGGACCGGCGCTCTTGAAGATACCGCCGGTGGCGCATTGATCGGCGAGCAGATCGGTGGACCGTGGGGAGCTGCGATTGGAGCGGCGGCCGGTTTCACTGCCGGGGTTGTCGAGAAACTGCTCGGGATCGAGTCGCCGCAGAGGAAGGCTCACGACGATATCAAGAGCATCTACGGCGTGGACATCCCACAGAACAGCGGCACGATCAAGCAGGTCGTCCAGATCGCGCAGTCCCAGTTTGGCGGCGATATCGCGGTGGCCGTGCGATCCCCGAGCGTGCGTCAACTGGTAATGCTGTACTCGGAAGCCACAGGCCAGAAGATGCCACTGTCGGCCACGACGCCTTACGCCGGGAGCCTGGTGGAGCAGGGCGGCAAGCTGTATCAACAAGCCAGCTACCAGGATGGCCAGGCGCACGTCTACGCTTCGAACATCCCAACGCTCGGCGGGATCGCAGCCGGGACCTATCCCACGCCGGGGAACCCGAACACGGCAGGTGGCATGGGCGCGACGTACATGTCGCTGAACATCAGCGGCTCCGACGCGGCGAACTTCATGACCGGACAATTCGTCACGCCGCAGTTCGTGACCGACCAGGCGATGGCTGCGCAGTATTCGAGCTACGGTCGCACGCAGCAGTCGGCTAACATGCAGTTGCCCGGATTGACGGTGGCATGATCCGATGCCAGGCAATCTCGTACAATCAGAACCCAACGGGGTGATGCCAGCATCGCTGTGCACCGCATTCACGGAGTTGCGCGAATACGCTCAACTCCAGAACCAGTTTCACGATGGCACAATCCAGCGGTCGCAGCTTGCGCAGACCTCGCGCCGGACGTTCCGGCTCAGCAAGCGCCTGAGCGCGTCAGTGCTCTCGGCGCTGTACAGCTTCTGGATGTCCCAGAACGCCGGGCTGACCCCGTTCGCCTTCTACAATCCGTTCGACGTGGCGTCAGGCCAGCAGATTGGCAGCAACTACGATCCCACCGGCAACAACACGCAGGGACGCGTGACGGTGGTGTTCCGTGGCAACTGGGCCCAAGCTACGGATATCGCGCGGACGAACGTGCAGGCTCTCGAACTGGTGGAGGTGGTGTAGAGCGTACTGCAGTCGTTCGGAAGTGGGCGACCGGCCCCCGCCGATTCAGTTTCTAAAGGCGTTGCAGAAAGACGCTATGTTCCGCGTCCAATTTCCGGGTGATACACGCCTGCAAGACACATTGTGTACAGGCCGACAATGCTTCATTTTGGGGGGTGCTTTAACGAACGACGGTGTCGAAAGCGACGCCAAAAACACCAACAAACTCTATCGCGTCAGCGATCTGAGATTCGGATATGACGATCTCGCCGTCTCCCCCATGCGCAAGATGGTTGCGCCATCGTGCGAGATCTTTGAGGCGCTCTTTGGCCCGATCACCGGTAGCTCTCGCCCCTTTGGTGCCCAGTAGTGCTGTGATTTTGGCGTCCGCTCCGATCTTGTCCCACCATCCGCTGATGTCGAGATTGTCGAATGCTTTTTCCACAACAGAGGGATTCACCCCTGCGAGTGCGGAACTGAAGGCTATGGCGTTGAGCCTGAACTTTCCACTCCCTCGCTTGCACGAAGCCAGGTTCTCGATCAGCTCTTCCACGTTGAGGGTCAAGTAATCCCGCGGCGTATCCAGGGTTGCGAGGAGCCTTCCAGTCAGAACGAGATTTCGATAGCCCAATGTGCCGGCAACGGTATCGTAGCTGGTAGCGTTGGCTGCCTTGTGATCGACAATATGCGCGATGGTATTTCGCAAGTAGCGCTCAAGGGAGGCAAGGAGTCGGACGAGAAAGGGGCCGTAGACAGCCTCAGGGCTGCTCGGCCGAGAATTGATGAATCGCTTGGCAAGTTCAGTCTCCTCCCCTGCTGCCTGCCATTGGAGAACTTTCCCGACGCGCAGCCGGAGCTGTGACGCAAGACGAACGAACTCTACGTCAGCCCTAAGCGCCTCGATCTGGGCCTGCAATTCCTGCAGCGGCGTTGGCATAGGAGTGCCGGTCTTTAAATAGCGTCCTCGATGGTCTTTGTGAGAAGGTCCATTCGTTTCTGCACCGCCTTCGCCGTGTTCGGTTTTCCAACGATGATCTCGAAGTTGGCCTCGTTCTTGAGAAGCCGCGCAGTCTTATCGACGATTCGTGCCTTTGCTGAGGTTAGCTTGGTGCGGCTATCCCAAAGGCGGTCGAGCGCCACCATGACGCCGTCGTAAAGAGGTTGAGAAGTTTCGAACTCCCCTTTCGCGTTCTCATACTTGAATGCACGCGCGCCGAAAATATCGTGAGCGAGCTTGAGGCGGGTCTTGAAGTCCTCGGTGAGAGCATTGATCTCAGGCTCCTTGGCCTCCATGTTTTCGATCATGCATCGATCCAGCATGCTGCGGATTGAACCCTTGATATTGCTGCGCTTTCGGAAGGCAAAGAACCGGAGAACGAGTTCGCAATCTATCATTCGGCGATACAGAGGATTCGTACGCAGACTTTCGTCGACGTTGCCGTGCCGATCAACGTGCTGATCGTAGGGTGGAATGTCCCAGACAGATGTGAATAGGGGCTCATGGGAAAGAGCGATCAACATTTCGTTGAAACTTCCAGCGTATAGACAGTTCCGCAATTCTTGCGCATTCAAGTGCTGGCCGCCAGTGTTAAGACGCTCGAACACCAGCTTCCGAACATCTCCCTTATCCGGCCCGCCGTCAGTCGTGCCGCCGACTAGAAGGACAGTGACGGATATTCGACGACGATCAAGGCCGCGCTGCAACGTCTCGGGAAGTTCGCCATAGCGCGAACCATTCAACTCGCTCCATTTTTCCAGGCCGCGAAGCGCGAAGCGATTTGCGTAAAAATCAACGATGGAGTTGAGACGCTGCTGCCCGTCCATGACCTCATAGCGGCTCAGGTCCCACTCGTACAGGAAGACGGGCGGGATCGGCACGTTCAACAAGAGCGACTCGATGAACAGGCTGCGCTTTTGATCGTCCCAAACCAAACGGCGCTGGTACTCGGGACGAAGATTGAGCCACTTCTTTTGCAGCACGAAGTCTTGAACCTGGGGCAAAAAAAAGTCGTTCCGCTCCTGATTTAGACGGAACGCCGTGTCGCTGAATTTCTGCTCCAGGTCCTTCGTTGTGGGTTTCTTGGTCTTTGATTTTGTCTGTGCCATTCTGGGCCTTGATCCCGCCGGAGCCGTCACGTTTCAGAACGGGGAGGTGCAGACGTACTGCATCGAGATCATAAAGCATATTCTACAGCTTCAACAAGTTGGAGGCCCGCAGAGTTCTGAACGAAATGCCGGTCTCGGCAGCAGGCTCCAACTGCATTTTGAACGGGCCGTTCCAGTAAATCCGCGTTTGTCCGGCAGCCTCTAACACCCAACCTCCATGCCAGACACCATCGGCCGCATCGCCGTCCCCACGGTAATCAACTCCGGCCAGACATTTCCGCTCACCACGCAGTACCCGTTCGGCTTCTCTGTCGAGCGCCCGGTGATCGTGCATCGCTTCGGCTCGCTCGACGCGAAGCAGGAGCAGCGGTATTACGTCGGCATCGGCCCGCGCAAGTTTCAGTTCAAGCACCCGAACCTGAACTGGGCCGAAGCCAATCAGCTCAAGGCGTTCTGGGAGTCGATGCAGGGGTCGTGGCAGGCGTTCACCTATACTGTCCCCAATCCTGACGGAACAACCACCGGCGTGCTGGTCACCTTCGAGCAGACGCCGATCTCGTTCGAGTACCTGCGTACCGCCGTACAGGTCGGACTGAACTTCATCGAGGTCGTCGATCCCACCCAGGCACCCAGCTACACGGTCAACTCCACCTGCTTGCGATTCCCCTCGACCGCGCTGTCCACCGCCCTGCTTTCCGAAGTCCAGCAGATCGTCCCCCTTGTCCACATCCGCGTGCGCGAATCCGCGGTCGCCGACATCTACGTCTCCGACCGTCGCGTCACGGTGGGCGGCCAGCTATACCTGCCGCGCCTGATCGGAATCGGCGAGCCTGGCTCCGACGTCCTGATTTCGCAGGACATCAAAGGCACCTCCGATAACGTCCGCTTCACCTTCGGCAATGGCGACCGCGTGATGACGCAGCTCGCCAATGACACCGACCTGAAGTACGCCGAGATCGACCTATGCCTTTTCCATGTGAACTCCGGGATTCTGCTGCAACTGTGGAAAGGTGTCATCCAGAATTTCACGAGCGATGGAACGCCGATCTTCCCAGTCACCTGCTCGGACGGGTTCTTCCAGATCATGAACCAGTACCCCGAGCGGCAACTGAGCCGCCAGTGCTGGAAGAGCTACAACGATGGCGTGAACTGTCCGTGGGCCTCAAGGGGTCGCAGCGCAGCGGCGGTGACGGCGGCGGGCGGCGATCCCACAAGCTGCGACTATTACCTCGAATCGGCAAACGGCTGCCAGGTTCACGGCATGGCTCCCTATTTTGGCGGGCATCAGGCCGACCCGCAGGGCGTCGTCATCAAGGACGATTCCACCGGCTTCCTCGGCTTCGGCCGCAACACAGTAACCGCGACTTCGATTGTTTCGGACACGATCTGGGGTCTGGCATTGCCCGAGATCTGGTGCAACAGCGGTGGGAACCCGCTGTTTGCTTTTCTGGCCACGGCCTTGATGGTGGATTACCGCGACGAGTCTGGCTATGCCGACTCGCTCGGCATTCTCAGTGCCGGGCCTCTTGGTGGGTTCGCCGCGTCGATGGTCGTCACGAACGCCGACGGCTATCGATACGTGGTCGCACCCATGGTAGATGGCTACACCTGGCAAGGTCTGAAGGTTGACGGCAATCTGAACGTCACCAAGTACCAGCCGGGCATGGGGCTGCGCTACGTCACAGGCAGCGACCCAGCGAATTCGAGCACCGACTATTTCTCGCTCGGCCAGGGGTCGCCGCAGGTCTGGGAGCCGAATGTTTATGCGGCGGGCACGGCGGCGTGCGAGATCCGCATCGTCAAGTCCACCACGATTCAGCCGAGCACGCCCGACCAACATCAGATGACCGTCCCCATCGACTACGGGATGTGGGGCTGGACGTGGGATCAGAACGGCAACCGGACGGCGGTCAGAGGCCTCATCAATCCGTTCTGGATCGCCGTCAACATGCTGCTGCGGGCGATGGGTCTGTATGGCGATCCGTCCACCGGGTCAAATCCTGCCGGCGGAAGCGGTCCCACCTCGTTCGCGCAGCTCGCCACGTTCGTGCTGCCGTCCTTGATAGTGGGCGATGGAAGCGGCGCGGCCGAGATCGCGGCGGACCAGGTCGCGGCCATCCTCGGTAGCGGCGTTGAGACACAGTTCCAGTTCCAGGGAATCATCAGCAGCCAGAAGCCGTTCCGCGACTGGTTGACCGAGGTGCTCAACTGCTGCCTGGGCTTCTACACCTGGGAGTTCGGGAAGCTCAAGCTCGGATGCCGGATCAACGCCAGCGCGGTGGATGCTTACACCCTCGCCAACTCTCTGTTTCAAAGCCTGCGGCTGACGCCGATCCAAGCGGGCTTCGAGCACCTGGTGCTTTCGTTCGCCGACGTTGCATATCAATACCAAGCGAACACGGCAGAGTATTGCGACAAGAGCCACGCGGCGTACTACGGGCGCGGCGGATCTCCGCTCACCAGCCAGATGCACTCGGTGGGGTGCTCGTCGCTAAGCCAGGCCTTGCGGATCGCTGCCACTCGGACGCGCGAGGAGATCGGCGGCGTGAATCCCGCCGAGTGGCGCGATGCGCGCGCCGCCGCCTGGCAGACCACGCTGCTCGGCCTGGGTAACGAGGTCGGGCAGGTGGTCTCAATGACGCATCCCGACATCCCCGGACTTCATGGGACCTGCAACGTCACTGGCACCTCGGTCACCTGGGCCAGCGGCGATGCGTTCGACACTTCCATGAATAACAAGGAGGTCCTGATTAACGGCGTGCAGGTCTTGATCACGGGCTACACGACGGACCCGACCTACCACACCGTGACCGGCTTGCTCCTGGCTGCGGCGCCGGGCAACGGAACCAATCTTCCGTTCCAAATTGTGACGATGTCCTTCAGGATTCAGCGATGGAGCCTGAAGAAGGACTGGTCGGTGCAGATCGAGGGCCAGACCGTCACGGATTCCATGTACGACCTGGACGTCGGGCCGAAGCCGATGGATGTGGTGCCTGCACCTCTGCCGCCGCTGTTCTATCCGATTCCGCTCGGGCCGGCGTGGGCACCGTACCAGGTGCAGGCGCCGACGAACGACGCTCTGTTTCCGGGCGAGTGGACCTTCGATACCAATCAGTCCTACGCACAGATGGCTGACGGCAGCATGCTCGCGAACCTGGTGGTGACCGGGAAGCTGCCGGTGAACGAGTTCAGCGCCACTGGCGCGGGTGCGCCCGGAATTGGATCGATCTCACAGTCCACGACGGGCGGATCGTTGCCGGCCAACGTGACGCTGCGCGTGGCCATCTGCGCCATCGATTCAAGTGGGCTTCCTTCGGCCCCGTCGAATATCGCCATCATCGGAACCTCGGCCTCTGGAACGGACACGTTCACTTTGGAAGGCATCACCTGGCCGGCGGTCGCGGGCCTCGTTTCCTACGTGCTGTTCGTCGCGACGCAGGACGACTTGATCTGCGCGCAAGCCACCGGAACGTTGACAGCGGGTGCGGGCAATACATACACTCCGGGATCGATCTCGTTCGGCGGACCGCTGGTACGCTCGACGTGGGCACTGCCGTCTCCGTATGGCAGCAAGGTCCGGCTGAAGGCCAAGCAGTTGATCCACGGCGGGGTCATCGGCGGGTCCATCGATAGCGTGTCCACCGGCACGCTGGTCACAGGAAGTCTACAGGGAGCGCCGCCATCCACGAATCCATCGTGGACGCCGGTGGGCCGCATCGTCTCGATCATCGGCAGGCCGGAAGGCGCCACGCCCTACTTCAGCACGAAGGTAACGTCATGGGACCAGACCACCGGCACCATCGGCGTTACTCCCGATCCCAACGGCATAGTCCAGGAGGGCGATTGCTTCGTTCTGCGGTTCAACGCCGATGCTTCGAACACCGCAACCCCTACATCGATCACGGATTCCGGCTGCCAGAACAACGTCTACCCCAACGGCATGACGCCCGGCGCGGAGGTCGGGAACCTGGTCCGCGTGATTCAGGGCGTCTCGCGCGGGACACCGCCGCGGAAGATCGTCTCCAACACCGCGACCACCATCACGTGGGACCTCCCCATGGTCATCAACCCCGGCGACGTGTGGATCATCGAGGAACCGACGTGGCCGTACTCCTGCGACACCACCTCGCTCGACAACGGCAACCCGCTGGCGGTGACGACGATCAACATGCCCACCAGCAATTTCGTCGATGAGACGCTAGTGATCGCGGGCTTCACGGTGGACGTGAATGGCAACGAATCGCCCGACGGCGACGCGCCGATCCGCGAGGACTGGGTGTTCGGAGCTGAAGGCCTGTCGAAAGTCGCCGGCCTGGTGTTCCAGATGCAGGGCACGCTCGGCGTGGAATCCAACGCCGCGCAACCGCTGTATTTGAATCGCCCGGTCACTGTCGGCGATGTGAAGGGCTATGTGCAAGCCGCCCCGACCGGTTCCGGGATCACGTTCACGATCTACGTGGGCACCACTGCGTGGTTGACCTTGACCATTCCCGCCGGCCAGACCGTGGTGGTCGCCACGCCGTCTCAGATCAGCGCCCTGTCGCAGATCCCGTCCAATACGGCGGTCTCGGTCGGCATCACGGCGGTTGGGACCACATTTCCGGGAGCGAACCTCTCGCTGTTCATCTACTCGTGATCCAGAATCGCATAACGTTAGGCGGATTTCAGCCCGTAATCTTGTTAACGCGATACATCGCCCGAGGGGCATGGATTACCGGACCTCACCGCGATTCGCGCATGCGCTGGATTTGTTCCTCGGAAAACCGCAGCCACTTCCCTTTCTTCGTGTGCACGCTGCGCTCCAGCTTTACATAGTTGACCCGGTCAATATTGCGTTCATCGTGCGTCTGCAGATCAGGAGATTCCGATAGTTGTTTGATTTCTTCGAGAAGGCGTTTTTCCTCTTCGGGGTCGCGCTCGCGCTTTGGCTGCTCTTTGATCGCACGCCACGGCGGAAGATACTTATCCCACATTCGGGTTACCAAGAAACCCGTGTCTTCCGGTGGAAAGGCCGCAAAGTTAATGAGGCCGGTTCTCAGCACTTCGTCCGGCAGCGCCGAGTAGAGCGCGTTCAGCTTCTTCAGATCTTCCTTAAAGTCGATTCCGTTGACGAAATCCTGCATCGGGCCAAGGAACAGCGGCACGATCTGGGCGTGGAAATTGTCTTTCGACGTGAATACGGAGCAGAACGGCAGGTAATAAAGATACGCCAGATCCACGTGATGGCTTGGCTTGACATTGCGCAGCAACTGCGTCGGCAGAACGAGGCAGAAGAAAATGTTGATCGTCAGCATGAAGATGAAGTAGGGCACATGCTCGCGCAGCGGCGGCCGGCGACGCGCTATCCAATCCTGGATCACCCAATCCGCCGCTTCCGGGACACCCAGCAGATTAAGACCGAAGCGCAGCAGCCATTCCGGGTCCATGTTATCGATGATCGTGTCGGCGATCTGCTTCGCGTCTTCCAGCGTCTTCGGCTTGCGCCAGTGCCCCAGCTCGCCCATCACGGCCCTCACCATTGCATCGAAATCGACGCTTGTCAGGGACTTGCGCCATTGCTTAGCCATGTTGCGCTCGACTTCCAAAAACTCCCGTTTCGTCCAGCGCTCCAGCGCTTCCGCCTCGGGGCTTTGCCTGAACACAAACCCTTTCTTGTCGCCAAGCTGGACCGGCTCGCCGCCGGCGAGCATGACGCGGCCGTAGACTGTGCTGAGGTCGAACTGGCGGCTCAGTTCGGCGTTAAGTATGGTCATGTGATGGACGTTGGGATAGGACTGTGATTCCGGCGTCCTATCCGCCAGTGATCCTACGAGCTGCTCCGGCGTGCTCTTGCTGCGGATGGTTTTTTCGAGGTCGGCCAGGCATTCCACGAAGAACAGCGGCGTGATCGTAGACATGTAGAAGTTGTCCATGAGGACCGCCTCATCGAGGTTCAGGCTTTCCAGCGACGATTTGTCGAAAATCAGCGATGGTCCCTGGGCCATATGAGCCGATTATGCATCAGTTCTTCCGGTCCACGTGATAGGTACCCCCAACGCCGACCGTCTACTACACGACTGCTGCCCTTACCCGTAAAGGCCGTCCACGGCTATGGACCAAATCTACAAACTACAACCGCATCGCACGATGCACCTCCAGGGCTTTGACGACTACGGCGCGGCGGCTGCGCTGTGGGGCGCGTCGGACACCGGGTTCACCGTCTCCGGCGTCTTCCGCGATATGGCGGATTTCGCCGTGCTGGTCCTGTTCCAGAAGGACGATCCATTCGGGCACCCGCTGTTCTCGTATCTTCCCGACGGCGATCTCACGGGCCTCGTTCTCGATTTCGACGTCACCTGGCAGGGCATTCAGTCCTGGGAGTCGCTAAAGAACGCCTGGACGGACTGGAACACGCTCGACTGCACCGTGAACGGCGTGGGTCAGAAGGTACCGTGGTTCGGCACGTCCGGTATCACGGTCACCTGCAACACGACTGGCCGTACCGGCGCGTCGGCGACGTTCACGCTCAACCTGAACAGCCCGCAGCCGGGCGACAAGGTCACGCTCTGGTATCAGAATCAATCCTTCATCAGCCCGGCTATTTCCGCGTCGCACGCGACCACCGACCAAGCCATGTGGTGGCAGGGCAACGCCGCATATAACCACTCGGTCATCATCGGGTCGGCCACGTACTCTTGCCTGGAGGATTCGCTGAACAGCGCGGGGGTGGCGAACAATATCGCCGGCCAAATCAACGCGTCCGATCCGAATTGCACGGCCACCACGGGCGGGACGTATGGCAACGAGATCTTCATCACATTGAAAGCCGGTGTGGCGGGGCCGATTGGGGTTTCGAGTTCCGATGGATCGGCCGCGGACACGCTGTCACAGGTCAGCGCCGCCACGATCTTGCAGTCCATCGCCCAGCAGATCAACGACGTCAATTGGGTGCAGAACGGCCCCGCAGTGCTCGCCGCCGCCGTGGTGTCGCCGAACCAGTTGGTGATTACGGCCACGCCGGGCGCCGACGGCAACATGGTGGCGTTCTACCAAACGGACAACAACAGCAGCAGCCGGCTGTACTTCACCGCAACCAACTGGAACCTGTCCGGCGGCTCTTCGGACAACGTGTCCTGGCACGTTCACATCGACTTCACGGCGCTCGGTTGGAGCAGCGTGGACAAGGTTTGGTGGACCATCGCGCCCGCGCTCCCGAACAGCCAGGCATATCAGTCAACCGAGTGGCAGATGGTCGTCACCAACTGGACGGTGACCAGCAGCCCGGCGACCAAGCGCGCGCTCAAGGTGGCTGGACCCGGGTCGGTCCGGATCGAAGAGGACAGCACGTGGGTCAACACCACCGGGTATTGGGAGGCCGCGCCAGGCAACGACCCGGTGAACGGCGCGTTCGCCTTCTGGAGCCAGGGACGGGCGATCCGGGCGGCGGCTTCCGGTGCCAGCGTCACTATTGAGACGCATTGTCAGTACACGCACGATATCTATGTCGGCACACGCCTCGATACCACCTGCGGCATCGTGAGCGCCACGTTGGACGGCGGCGCGCCGGTAACGCTCGACTGCTACTATCCCGCGGCCACCACGTCGCAGACGCGGCGATTGCTGTTCTCCGGCGTCGCGGCGGGGCAGCACAAGGTGGTGATCACGCTCTCGGGCAATAAGAATGCGTCGAGCCAAGGCTGGTATTTCTATTTCGATTTCCTCGAATGTGCGGTGAAGAGCGACGTGCCGGGTCCGGTCGCGACGACCACCGCCGTGGGCGTGGCGACCGATTTCGATACGGACAATACGTACAAGCTGTCGCCGGAGCGGCTGGTATGGAACGTTCAAAAGCTCGGACTGTTGGGCGAGATAGACCACTACTGCGGCGTCTTCTGGTGGAAGCAGGCGGTGGCGGCAAATCCGTCTTACCCGCAATGCACCGTCACGTTCTCTGGCAATTGGAACGACCAGGATGTCGTCTGGCTGCACATTGGCGGCTCCGCGATCGGCAAAACGGTGTTCGGCGGGCAAGACAGCAGCAATACCATCGCGCGGCACTTTGCCAACTTCATCAACGCGATCTTCGATGGCGTCTGGGCATCGGCCACGGGCGGCGTCCTCACGATCACATCCCATTCGTTCGGCAGCGTGTGGCAGTACCACGTGTACACGGCACTGCCCAACTCGAACACCGGCAGCGGTCACGCCACGGTGACCGGGGACCTCCAGGGTGGAACATACGGTGTGACATGGGTGATCGACCCGACCCAGACGCCGGTGCTCAACCGGGCATTCCGCGACTGGACCACGGATTTCTTCAACCAGCTCAAGGCGAACAACTTGAGCGCCGTCTGCTCGTTTTCGCAGGAGCTAGTGCAGCCGCCGGACAATCCTGCCGGTGGAGCCGTGTGGGTTCAACGCTTCCCCGACGGTACGGCAGTTGAAACCGCCACCGGCTTTGGGACCCTGAATAGTTCGCAGATCGCCTTCAGCTCCGGGCCGCAGAGCTACACGGCGCAGGCGCACGCCGCGATGGCAGGCTTGATGCTAGCTGCGGGGCTGACGCCCAAACTCCAGTTTGGTGAAATCCTCTGGTGGTTCCAGGCGAACGCTTCGGGCATGGCGTTTTACGATGCTGACACCCAGGCCGCAGCGCAGTCGGCGCTCGGCCGCGCGCTGGCCACTTTTCACGCGCCGAACGACGACCCGTCGGTCAACAGCTACGCCGACGCGAACTTCCTGCGGACGCGCCTGTACAACTATGTGGCCGCGATCCAGAGCTACGTCCAATCGCAGTGCGCGTCGGTCGTCTTCGAACTGCTGTGGCCGATGGACGTAAACGACCCGGACAACTGCAAGCTGCTGCGGTACATCAACCTGCCGTCGCAGTGGACGACACGCTCTGGCTCCGGCTTCGACACCTTCCTCATCGAGGGCTACCAATATCCGGGCATCAACCACAACCTGGATCAAGCGAGCCGATGCGCGCAGTATCCGTGGAAGGAACTCGCCTGGGACCAGGCCCACTGCCGTTACCTGATGGGCCTCTATTACGGCACGTGGCCGTGGATGCGGGAGTTCGTGAACGCCAGCCGCCTCGGGCTTCCGGCCATCAAACTCTGGGCCTACGACCATCTGTGCCTATTCGGATGGCCGGTGCCGTTGCCCACGAGCGACGACCGCTCGTTTATTTACTGAAGTTGCCTGCGGCTGCAACGGCACAACGTGGCCCGCTGGTTCTGAGCGCACTTCACAGCGCTCGTCTTAGACGGCCACATCGAAGAGCAATCTTGAGATCTCGGGAATCTGAATCCCTATGTGGTTGGCTTGCTGCATTTTGACCTTCCTAAATCCACGTCTATCAGAGGCCGGGAACCGATCCAGTGGTGGCAGCGGAGAACCAAGAAGATAGTAACTGGCTGGCTCCAACGTCTCCTGGGAGTAGAGCATCCAGGCGACACACCCTCCAGGAAGTCTCCAAATGGTCTCCGCAATGTCGTAAGGAGTGTTGGGCGGGCTTCCAGACCTTGTCTTCATTTGCAGATGCCGCGTCGTGCTCGCTACAGAGAGAACGAGGTCAAATCCAAACATGTCGACCTCAGCCCTTAGGATGTTCAGCAGACGAGGGGGTTTGCGCGTGACAAGGTGCCGCGCAAGCTCGAATAAGAAGCGGTGCTCTTGGATATTCTCGAAAAAGCGGGAGTTTTGGGCGATGAAGTCGGGACTTGGCATAGTCGGTTTATCAAAACTCGCCGGCACGGTTGAGGCGTACGGGCCAATCGAATCAATCATATAGGATCGTGAGTGCTCTCGACCAGGTGGGGTACGCGCGGAGAGGTAGTTGGAACCATGGTTTCCGGGGGGAGCCAGCCTGCGCGCAGACCCGCGCCCAGGCTTTCAAACTGGGCCCGCCTTTGTCATAGAAACGGACTCGCCTGGCCATAGCCGGTGATGGTTGCCGAGCGCCGGGCGCGAGTCAGCGCCACGTAGAGCAGGGATCGCTCCCCGGTTTCGGCGTCGCGCCGCGCCACCGTGTCTTCCGCGTCAACGACTGCGGCCTTTAGTGGGAGGATGCCCTCGTTCGCAGCGACTACGATGATGTGCTCGAACTCAAGCCCTTTGACCCGGTGCATGGTGGCGACACGGATACCTGGCTTGTCCCGCTGCTCGGCTGCATTTCGCTTAATCTCGTACGCACCAAACCCGGCGGCCTGCAACTGGGAGATGTAGCCTTCCACGAGGCGCTTGGTTCGCGCCACCACGCAAACAGATTCCAGCGGCGCACCGTCCTTCTGGATCTCCCCAATGTGCTGTTTCAGGAAAGCGACTTCCTCGGCAAAGGTGCCGAAGCTCCGGACCAACGGAGGCCGACCATGGGTCAAAGAGACGTAGCCCTTCTGCTGGTCCATTCCACCATCCAGGTCGTCGATCTCGCGACCCTCCAGGAGCGCAACTGCAAACCGGCGAGTCTCATCGGTGGTGCGGTAGTTGATCTTGAGCTTCTTGCCGCGGCCCTTGATGTTGATCCCGCACTGGCCTAGCGAGACGCGATGGCGGTAAATCCGCTGGTGCGCATCGCCGACGATGAACAAGTCGTTGGTCCCTTCCGGCACAATCGCCCGCATCAAGCGGAACGCCTCGGCGCTCATATCCTGAGCCTCATCGACGATCACCGCCCGATAGGGCAGGGAGATTCCCTTGCTCTGGATCAGGCCGCGGGCGTCGCGCAGAAGATCGATGTACTCCTTCTTCCCCTGTTCGTTGAGTTGGGCCCGGTACTCCTGAAAGACAGGCCAGATCCGTTTCTTGGCGTCGCGGCCCAGTTTTGTTCCACGGCCAATGCGGGACGCCTTGAGGTACTGATCAGCGTCTGTGATGTTCTGTGCCTGAACGACCTGTTCCCACTCGGAGCGATAAAAGTTCGGAGCGAGCCCGAGATCGGACGGAGCTTGGTTGAGGGCGTAGGCCCATGCCTCGTTTTCGTCTTCATCGAAGACGACCTGATGCCGGTATCCCTGCCCGCGCAGGAAATTCGCCACCCAGGCATCCAGGTTCACGACGTCAATGCGTGAGAGTGCGTCAACCGAGCAGAGCTTGCGTAGATTCTCCTGGATATCCGTGGCCAGGTTGCGTGTGAATGTCGTGAACAGTATGCGGTCCTCCTTCTTGTTGAAGACCTCCTCGGCGAGATAGCGGGCGCGGTGCATCGCGACCACCGTTTTGCCCGTACCGGCACCGCCGAGAACGCGGACAGGTCCGTTGGCCTGCATCGAAACAAGTTTCCGCTGCTTCGGATGGAGGAAAACGCGCCATTGGTCGAGCGGAGCGTTCAGCACCTCGGCCAAATCCTTGGCCTCGTCGACCACGTAGAACCGCCGCTTGGAGTCCTCGTTTTGCAGAGCGGCCACGAAATCCTTCTGATCGACCGGAACTTCCTCTTCCGGTTTCTCCATCTCGCGAAAGACGTCGTCCAAGCTGAAGCCGGAGGCGAGCATGAATAGTGCTTCGTAGGCCTCCTGCGGAAGCCGTCTCTCCGCAGCCTCCAACTCAGCGTCTGAGTTGATGCCTCGCACAACGCCGATCAGTTCTTCCGGCACCCCCAAGCGCAATAGTTGCTTGTCCTTGATCTCAGAGAATAGCCCCGTCTTGGCAGCGGCGGGAGCAGGCGCGGCCGGAGGCGCCTCCTGAGGTTCCGCACTGAGCATCTGTAATGCGCCAGTGGCCGGATGCACGACAAATTGCTTCCGTTCTGCCCAACGGTAGGCTTCGTCGTGGTGATCCACCCATGACAGAACGTAGACCTGCGAATTCGAAGGATGGAAGACTACGGCTCGATACGCCTGGTTGATGCGCACAGAATAGAGATCCTTGCCCTTGGCGCTCTGGATCACCTCGTAGTTCAACCCCGGCGCATCGGGCCGCTCGCGGAAACGTTCGATGAACTCCCGCACTTGCTTCTGGTGGCTCTTCTGGACGTTCGAGAAGGCCAGCAGAAAATCACTGGAAAGGGCAATCGTCATTCGGCAACCTCATCGGGCAATAGATCCAGCAGCGCCTCCGGTGTACTCAGTACGGCATCGGCAAAGAACACCCGCCAACCTGCGCTCTCGAAGCAGCACACGCCGTCAGCTTCATGTTCCAGCAGAACGGCAAGGCGGCAAACGGGCCATGCGAGTTCAGCAGCGGCAATAATCTCGCCTTCCTCGCTGGTCAACTCAAACCCTGCCTCCGGTAAAGCCTTGCCGCGCTCGGCAGCCCTGCGGCAAAGATCGTGCATCTCTGGAGCCACGAGTTCCATAAGCGCGGCGAGCTGGTCAGGGACTACACCCTCGTGCGGCCGGCGCGCGGGCTCGAAGATCGGCGCGTAGACTTCGCCGTTCAGGCCGAGCGAACTGACGAAGTCGAAATGATCGAGGAACTGTAATAGATTGCCCAGCCGGAGGAATTCACGCCAGGCTCTTTTCCACTCGACCGGTCCGTGATGGGCATAATCGTCGAACAGACAGAGGCGCACGTTGAGATTGGCGAAGTCGCGCGCCTGCAAGGCCGCGGAATCCATTCCGCCCTCAGCTTGGAGCAACGGGCTCCCGTCAGAGTGGGTCCGCTGCCAGTGGAGCCGCAGACGGCCAGGAGTGTCGCGATCATTCTCCAGCAGACTCACCACAAAAGACTGCGCATAGGTCGGCCAGGATCTGGATCGCCCGGCCCCGAGCAGGAGCATGAGAATCCCAAAGGACGACAAGCCGCCAAGGCTCTTCCAATTGCCTGTATTTGCCGGGTCGAGTTTGGCGAGTAGAGCACCGAGCTTCGCTCCAGGAGACAGAAGTTCCGCCTCAAATCGGGGCACTGGGGTTTTGAACTGCTCTTGTACGTCGTCCCATGTCAGCGACCAGACGCGAAATCTCCCCGAACGCATGAGCGCCATTCGCTGGGCGGTGTCCGTGCCCACGCGAAGGCCTGAGTTCGGATCGGCATGGTACTCGTAACCATCCGTGAAGACGGCGATAGGCAGGTCGCTCCCCTCTGGGCGCTCAGGATAGAAAACAAAATCAACGCGGCTTGGAACAGCCACCCCCTGTGCCAAGCCAACGTCCACCTGCGGTTCAATCAGATAATTCCCAAATTCCGACCGCAGGTAGAAGCCTTCTTTGCCGTTCACCACATGATGCGTGACACTACGCGGCGGCTCGCCTTCCGGGGTTCGGCGCAGAGCCTCGATGAAACGGCCCTCCAACTCACTTTCCAGCAACCGGTTGATACGGATGGCATCCAGCCGGTCGGTTCGCTTCAAGTGCTGCCGGTTGTCGAGGATCAGCTTCAACAATTCGAGGGCTGCCTGCCGGGATGTGTTTTGCTGGTCGTGCCGCCCCCGGTATGCGAGGAGGCAGCGATAGCAGCCGTCCTTCTCCGGGTCGTTCTGGCAGATGCAATTCTTAAGGACGTCGTGGGCTAGCTCGAACACTTCCAGGAGGCTCTGTTGGTCACGCATCAACTCCTTCAGGTAGCCGGTTCCTCCTGGCACACCGTCATAGAGCACGAGATACCGCTTGCGCACGTCGGAACCAGGCACCGGTTCATCCATCACGGTTGTAAGGAGGTGGCCGGGATCACCTCGGAACTTCTTCCTGAGACCCAAATCGAGCGCCGCGACAAAGGAGTGGATGTTGCGCTCCACGTCGAAACTCGCCACGGGGAGCAGCATGCGGATGGCCTCCGATGTGAATTCCCGGTAGAGGAAGCATGCCTCGATGACCTTTTCTTTCTCTTCCTTGCCCCAATAGCGGCAGTAAATGGCATGCTCGATTTTGCCGTTCTTCTTGACCTTTCCGCATGCGCCGCACAACTCGAAGGGTCTGTCTACCACTGATCGCCCGGCGATGGTCAGTTGCGGGCCGCCGGCCATCTTCTCGCCGAAGTTCACTTCCCGCAGTTTGATCTTGCGGAAAAACTCGAACCCGAATGGCACCTCTTCGCGGTCAATAAAGTAAGCCTCGCTGATGTCGGCGTCTTCCTTCACCACGAACATGTTCTTCTGATAGAACTGCGGCTCGCGGTCGTCGCTCTCGTCGTAGGAGCGGCTCTCCTGCTCCGAGGACGTCGAAATGACCTGCCGCATCCGCAGCATGTTACGCCGCTGTCCTTCATCGGCCCAAAGCGGATTGTCGCAGCGAGGGCACGAGGCCCGAGGCTCCGACCGCCCCTCCAGTTCCAGGTAGGAGCAGTCGCTGCAGAACCGCCACGCCTCGATTTGAGAAACTTGGAGGTTCACCTGGTCGACTTCCAGCTTGCGGCCTTCGGCATAGAAGTGGTTCGCCGGCGCCAACTCCAGGATCGCGGCCGACGCCGGGCGCTCATACTCATAAGTCCGCGTCTTGTATTTCCGCTCGTCATCTTCAGCTTTCGGATTCCGCCGATAGATGACCGACCTCAGGATGACGCCAGCTTCCGGGAAAGCATAGTTGGGCAATAACCCCTCGTCGGTGAAGAAATTCAGGACCTGCCGTTCGTTCATGGACCGGACGATTTCATTCATCGCTGCCTTCTCGCGCAGCAGTTGTTGAAGCGTGTCCTCGAAGTTCTGATCGCGTGCCGGGTCCTGCTTCACGTCGCGGATTCTCTTGGTGAGAGCCTGAATCCGGCTGCGCAGTGCTTTCCGTTCCGCGGCCAACTCCTCCAGGCCTCCCCAGATCGAACGTTCCAGGCCCGTGATGTCGAGGTCCGTTCCGCGCGAGAAGGCCCGAATCCTCTCGCGGGTGTAATCGGCGACCTCCTTCTCGAACAGGGCGAGGAAGCCATCCTCCATCGCTGTGCGGTTCTGCTCAAAGAAGGCAAGCAAGTTCGCGGGGAACCCCTTGGTCCGGTTGCCGCTCTCGACCACATCCAGCACTGCTCGCAATTCGTCCGGGAGCGCGCCCTCCGGCACACCCGTCTCTACCCAACGATCAAACACGTAAGCTGTTAACTGCCGCTCCAGCACTGCGGACGCGTTCAAGAAGCAGCCAGGCGTTTCCACGCGCCCCTGGATCATCTCTTCCGGCTCGAAGTAGAAGAACAGGTCGTGTGGCCGTGCGTTGGCCACAGTCAGTACAAAGGAATTACCGTCTACCCGCCCGGCGCGGCCCACCCTCTGCAGATAATTGCTTGGCTTCGGCGGAACCGAACAGAGTGCAATCGACGAGAGATCGCCGATGTTGATCCCCATTTCCAAGGTCGGCGTGCAGGAGAGCAAGTTCGGATCGCCGGGCATGCGCTCTTTGTCCTCGCGACGGAATCCATCTTCCACGCGTTCCCGCGTCTCGCGGTCAAGAAGACCCGTGTGCTCCTCCGAGAAGATTCGCTGCACGTCGCCCGATTCGTACAACCGGCGGTAGTAGTCTTCTTTATCAGGAGCCCGCTCGAAGTGCCCGTCGCAGTTGTACCGCATGCAGTGGTTGCCTTCAAACGTTTCGGCATCGTCCGGACCAACGGAAACAGCGTAGCTGCAGTACTTGCAGCGGAACTGAATCACGCCAGTTGTGACCTGAAAAGCACGCGGCTCCAGACCCCAAACACGCGCGCCCTTTGCATTGCGTTCAAAGACGAGTCCCGACTCCTTGAGCCCGCTCAACACGGTCTCGTAGATCGCCTGCG